TGAGCTGTGGGCGCAGGCAAGACGACGGGACAGGAAGCGGGCGGTTTCAAGGCGGACACGGGGGCGAAGTCCATCAACTGGATCCTCATGGCGCGCAGTGCGCCGATTGCGATCTCCAAGACGGACAAAGTACGTATTTTCAGCCCCGATACGAACCAGAAGGCGGACGCGTGGAAGCTCGACTACCGCAAGTTCCACGATATCTGGATCCCGAGCAACAAGCTCGCGGGCGTTTGGGTCAACACGGGGGCATAAGGAGGAACACGATGACAAGACTGGTACGGCTGAACGAAGTGCAGTATGCAGAGACGGAGCATCAGATCGCGGGACTCGTAGCGCAGGGCTTTGTCCCTGTGCCGCTGGAGGTGACGGAGGTCAAGGAAGATAAGCCTGCGGAGGTCAAGGAAGATAAGCCCACGAAGGGCGGCAAGGGTAAGAAGGAGAGCGGTGCAAAGGAGGGCGCTGCGCCGCCTGAGGGTGATGAGCAGCATTGAGGCGTTTCGTCGTAACCTGCGCCTTGCGGTTGAGGCAAGTGCGGTGGAGGTTGCGACGACTGCCAAGATGGAGCACCGATACAAGCAGCGGGAATCACAGCTTATGAAGGCGGTGAGGATTAAGCCGGATGAGCCAAGCATGGAAAAGCACGTCTACCTTGATGGGAACGTCGTGCCCTATGCTGTCTTCATCCATGAGGGCATCAAACCGCATGACATTTTCCCAAAACGACGGAAGGCGCTGCGCTGGGTGGACGGGGTGACCGGGAAGCGGTTTCTCTATGCCAAGCGCGTCCGCTTCCCTGGATGGGATCCGGATCCGTTTATCTATGACGCGTTCGAATCCAATCAGGAGACGATCATGAATATATTTGACCGCTATACAGAGCGGGCATTGCGGGAGGTGGAGGATGCTATTACAAGCAGACGCATTACAGGATAAGGACGAACTGCTCGGCACGTCCGTAACAGACGCGCTGATCAGCGAGGCGGAGGAGTACCTGCGTGCAGCGGCGGCAGGTCTCGGCGTTGCGTGGGATACCGTGCAGCCGACCTACTATGTGCGACGATTCCTCACGGTCTACGTGTTCCGCGAGCTGTGTATGCGTAAGAGTTACACAGGTACACAGACATGGGGAAGCGGCTCGGATGATCGGGACAGCTATGCGGGAAAATACAGTTTTTACCGTGACGAGATGAAACGTCTTGAGGCGTCCATGACAGCGGCCGCACTCACGGGCGCGCCGGCGGGCAGTTCCTACGGCAGCATCGCGCTTTATCGGGGGTGACGGAATGCTCTGGCTAAAGGTACTGGAGAGCCTGCGCAACTATCTGCGCGCGGCAGACATCGCCGATCAGGTCATCCTCGGCGGGTATAAGCCGAACGATGTACGCCCCAACGAAAAAGGCAAAGGTCTGATCTTTATTCAGCGTGATCGTGAGCGTCCTGCGAGTGATGACCTTGTGCAGGATATGCGCGTACAGGTCAGCGTCGATACGTGGGTGAAATCGAGCGTTTCGTATCTGGAAAAAGGCTACAGAGCACTCGCCCACCTTGAAGGGGCATTGATGGACGCATTGCGGCGCTATGAGAAGGAAACCACATACATCGCGGACGGTGTGCAGCTTATGCGGGTGCGCATGATCGAGACCGGCGGCGATGGGGATAGCGTGCGCCCGCTTGTCGGCAGCCGCACAAGCATCGAGATTATCGTCTATGAGGAAACATAAGGAGGAACGATATGGCTAAGCAGGCGCGCGGGTATAAGTCCGCAATGGTGATTGACTTTGAAGCCTCGTTTGGAGTCGCACCAGGAACGAAAAAAGGCGTCGCCCTGCCGATGAACAGCAACGACCTCTCGAAGGCGCAGACGCTCATTGAGTCGGACACGATTACGGGAACGCGCAATGATACGCAGCCGGCACTCGGGCGCGTCAGCGTGGACGGGGACATTGAGATGCCCGCAGACTATGTGTCCTCGGGATATATGCTCAAGGCTCTTTTTGGGGACCCCAAGACCACGGGGACAACGGCGAACAAGACGCACGTCTTCACGGTCAAGGATAACCAGCCGTCCATCATCGTCGAGAAAGCTTTCCCCGACCTGGGCAAATACATCCGCTACAAGGGTGTCAAGATCAACACCTTCTCCGTCGACTACGGGCAGGACAGTGAAATGACATTCAAGTACAACGTCATGGGCGCGTCGCGTGAGCAGGACTCTGCGGCGTATGACAGCGCGGCAAAGGCGGCAAAGCTCCTGCGCATCGCGCAAAACCATGCCTACGTCAAGATCGATGGCGCGGAGAGCCGCATCGTCAAAGAGGGAGCACTTGAGATCAATGCGAACCTCGACGGCGATCAGTACGTTGTCGGCGGCGGAGGTCTGCGCGGGGATATTCCCGAAGGGCTCATGAAGGTCTCGGGCAGTCTCAAGGCTCTTTTTACGTCGACCGAGTGGATGGACAAGGCGGACACAGGTACTGCCGCCTCTATGGAGATCGGCTTCAAACTTGATGAGAACACGTCGCTCGTCTTTGCGATGCCAACCGTGCAGTTTGAGCCGTTCGATGCGCAGATCAGTGGCCCCGCCGGTGTGGTTGTAGAGGTGAAGTGGCGTGCATTCTCGGCAGACGGCACGAGCATTGTCACAACGACGCTCAAGAACCAGCAGGAAGCATACTGAGACAAAAGAAAAAGAACCGCTTCGTCAGCACGGGGCGGTTTTCTTATGCACAAAATTCTATGGTCGGGTAGAATTTTTGAAAAAACCTCTTGACTTTTGTAGCCCTAAATAATATTATCTATTTGGGCTACAAAATAGGAGGTGAAAATGTGGTAGCTAAAAAAATAGGTCGACCAACTGATAACCCTAAGTCAGTACCAATACACATCCGATTGGATGAGGAAAGCGAGCAGGTACTATCGGCTTATTGCAAGCAGGAAAATGTGCCTCGTGCGGAAGGTGTTCGGCGCGGTATAAAAAAGTTGGCAGACGACATAAAGAAATAGGGTTCCGCCCCTCATCCCGACCAAAGGATTAAAGCGAAACCCGTAGACAACTCCCGAAGGACTTGCTAAATCCATTATAGCATGATTCTTTGGGCAGGAAAAGGAGAATGTAATAATGGACAAGTTGGTAAAAGTCAATGACGGTCAGATTGTTGTTGAGAGCCGTAAGATCGCGGAACACTTCGACAAACAACACAAGCACGTTCTGGACGCTATCGAAAACATCAAAGCCGAAAATTCGGCTGTGACCCCGATGTTCTGCGAAACGACCTATACAGCAGGAACGGGCAAGGCGTACAAGGAGTACCTGATGAACCGCGATGGCTTTTCACTCCTCGTCATGGGTTTCACGGGCAAGAAGGCACTCGACTGGAAGATCAAGTACATTCAAGCGTTCAACGCGATGGAGGAGGAGCTTCGCAACCCGAGCAAGACGAACGCTTTGCCCAAAGAACGCAGCGAGTTCAAGGAACAGGAACTCAAAGCCCGTATGCTGAACGCGCGTGTGCGTGAGTCGAACCAGTATCTCAAGATCGCCGCGCAGATCGACATCCCTGAGTACCGCTACATCCTGCAGGCGAAGTCGGCAGAGGCACTCAACGGCGGTGTACCTGTCCTGCCCTTGCAGGAAGTCGAGCGCAAGACCTACTCTGCAACGGAGATCGGTGCGATGTTCGGTGTCTCTGCAAACAAGATCGGCAAGCTGGCGAACGCGCACAAGCTGAAAACACCCGAATACGGCAAGCTGTTTTACAGCAAGTCCGAGCACAGCGTCAAGGAAGTCGAGACGTGGCGGTACTACGAGAGCGTCATCCCTGTGTTTGAGAAGATTTTCGGACGGGAGGCGGCGTAGTTATGACGGCGGTAGAGATGGTGCTTGAACAGCCGATTCCTAAGGGGGCGGAATTTGATGGACTTTGCTCCATCATTGATCTTCATAACGATGATCGGTCGTGGGAGATTACGAAAGCCTACAACTACGGCGTTATTATGGGGAAGCGCATGGAGCGTGCCCGCCGCAAGCGCAATCAGCAGTAAACAACAACTTCATCATGAACCCGCTCAATCTGGGCGGGTTTTTTGATACTCATTTTTAGGAGGAGCTTGCGAATGGAGCTGTTATGAAAAAGGTCATACGGATGGGCGAGAGATTGATTTACAGGAAACGCCCGTCGAAATTCACGAAAATGGGATTGAGTTCCTGTTTATGCCTTGCTCACACCGAGCTCGCGCATAAGGGCGTTCTGCAGGATGTTCGAGAAATTGATGTTGTGCTCCACCGCAAGGGTATCCAGCCACTTGGGAAGCGAGAGCGTTTTCTTCACGGATTTTGCGTTATACATGCGGTCGTATGCGAGCTTGTCAAACGGCACCATCACGGCGAACTGGTCACGCTCAAGCGGCAAATCCTGCGGGAGCGAAGGGGCGGGGTAATCGGCGGGAGAAACGTCTTCGAGCATCAGTCCGATTGCGTCCTGCGCCATCGTAAGCGCCTCTTCCATTGTCTCCCCCTGTGTCATGCAGCCGGCAATATCGGGGATAAAGACGGAATAGCCTGTTTCCTCCGTCTGGAAAACAGCGGGGTAGAAATATATATGCTTCATGACTTTCCTCCGTTCTGAGAGGGCTTCAGCCCGGCTTCCTTTAAAAGTTGCTGCTCAATGCCTTTTTTGAGTTCTTTCGCGTGCATCGGGACGCTCAGTGTGATGTTGCGCCCGGGATGATGATACTTCTGATGAGAACCATTGTTGCTTTTGATATAGATAAATCCGTTCTTCTTCAGAAGACGAACCATTTCTTTTGGCGTCATCGGCATGACAGCACCTCCCCTTGAGATTATTATACGCTATATTACGTATTGTTGCAATAAGAGTTTAGGAGAAAATATTATGACAAACGAAACGACAAGAAAAATCACGATCCGCTCCCTCACGGTGAAGGAAATGCGCGAATTGCGCAAGGCGGGGTGTGACCCTGCTTTTGTGGATAAGGACGACAGCGCCGCTGCGACCACGGGCATGGTGGACTGGATCCTCGATCACATCTACGCGGAACAGATCACGGATGATATGCCCTACAGCGAGGCACTGCGTCTCGCGACGGATACCTACGCCAAGACGTATGGGCGTGAGGTGGAGACAAAAAACTAACAGAGGTCTATCGATGGGCACTGTCGGGTAGTCCCCAATACTGTGCAACGTGCCGCGAGGCATATGCACAGGAGGAGGCTGTGCCGCCCTGTACGGGCTGCGCGCACGATCCGCCCGTACTGATGGACGAGAATCAAGAGGCGTGGATGCTGTGGCGGCACGTACAGACACAGGTGCGCACGTCATTCGGCGGCGTGGTCGGACTGGACTACTGTGCCATGCAGCAGGTGGCAGAGATCTTAGGGATTGACTTAGACCTTGCCATGCTGCATAAGGTGCAGACGCTTGAGGGTGTAATGCTGCAGGAGGTGAATGCGGAGAATGGCAAATAAGGAAATATCGGTTTCTATTCGTGCGCGGGATTATGCGACGGCAGTGTTTGAAAAAGTGCGTGCGACGGTGAACTCCGTCCGCGACCGCACGGTCAATGTTCGCGCGAATACGGGTGCAGCACAGGCGGCGGTGCAGAGCGTCAGGGATAAGCTGGCGGGCATCCGTGACAAGGTCGTTCGTGTCAAAGTCGATACGGGCGGCGCAGAGGCAAATGTCGGAGGTGTGAGTAATTCCCTTGCGGAATTTGCAACCAAAGTGGGTCTTGCCGCACTTGCAGTGACCGCCCTGCAGTCGGCGCTCTCTGCGGGGAAGTCCGCCTTCATCGAATATAATGCACAGCTCGAACAGACGCGCGTCGCATTCACATCGATGCTCGGCTCTGCGACACAGGCAAACGCGATGATTGCCAATCTGCAGAAATTTGCAGCGGAAACGCCCTTTGAAATGCCCGGCGTACGCGATGCCGCGCAGCAGCTTCTCGCATTCGGCTATGATACCGAGGAGATCATTCCGACCCTGACCGCGCTCGGCAACGCCGCATCGGGGCTTGGACGCGGGCAGGATGGGTTTAACCATCTAGCGTTCGTATTCGGGCAGATTCGGACAACGGGCAAACTCATGGGGCAGGATATTATGCAGCTTGCTCAGCTCGGTGTACCGGTGAAGGATATCCTCGCGAAAAATCTCGGACTGACAAAGGATGAACTCGCCAATATTGGAGAGGTGGGAATTGACGCGGATGTCGCGATCAAAGCCCTCATCGACGGCATGAACGAGCGTTTCCCAGAGATGATGAAAAAGCAGTCGGAGACATTCGAGGGTGTACTTTCAAACATCAAGGACAACATCGGGCAGGCGTTCGGGCTGGCAGGTATGCCGCTCTTTGAGGAGGCAAAGCAGGCACTCCTTGAGATCAAAAACATCACGGACACGATGCTCTCCAATGCACAGGGCGGGAAAAGCCTCTTTGCGGGGATTCTACCCGACGACCTCCTGCAAAAGGCAGAGACGTTCGTCAAAAACCTCAAGAAGAGTTTTGAGGGGCTTGCGCCCATGGTTGAGCCGTTCCTCGGGGCACTCGCCAAGGTCGCGGATGTCCTGCTCGACGTTGGAAGCATTGCGCTCGCCTCGCTGCGTCCCATCATCCCTGTCATTACACTGATTGGACAGGCCTTTTTCGCACTCGTCGGAATCATTGCCGATGTGACGGACGTATTTCTGGAGAATTTCCTGACCATAAAGACGAATGCGGCGGATTCGTTCGATGAGACCCATGCCATCATCGCAGATATGTGGCAGTCAGCGAAGGAGACCGTCACGGACTTCTGCACGACAACGATAGAGTTTATCGCGGGGCTTGTCGTGGAGATTGACGAGGTGGTCTCCCCTGTGGTCGATACGTTTGCAAGTGCGTTTCATGCGGCGGCGGATTTTGTCCGCACGGCGATGGAGCGGGCAATCGGCTATGTGCGTGCGTTCATTGCGTGGGTGGATGAGGCAATCGCCTCGGTGAAAGAGCTCGCCTTTGT